GCACATAGGGAAGAAGTTCCTCTTTTGTGCCTTCATCAATTTCTTTGTTTTCAAGATGCTTGACCAATGTTCCGTCGATGTCAATGAACCAAGTTTTATTCATTTAGGTTTCACCATCCGTTCCACTGGAATTAAGTCAGGAAATGCCTTATTAGATAATTTGGCCGTTAGACCCTTATAGTTCAGTTTCTTTTTGACCATAGTCAGTAGAATTTCTGCTTCTGTAATGTGTAGACCTTCTAATAGTTGTATGAAAAGTTGCTCTCGACGTGTCTTGCTTAGATCTTTGCCTTGTGCAGTTGGATTTCCGTTGAAAGTAGCAAAACGTCCGATCTTCTTGGCCTCTTGAGTTAAACGCATATCAGCCAGATCATATGCTGGTGCATCATTGGGTTCAAACGGCGGTTTCGAGTCTGGCACTTGCCATTCTATACCTGAGTCAAATGCACCTCTCAGTACGATCTTTAAACCGTCACTCTCGTTTTCCTTTAGGATTTGTGCTTTCTTAGACACTGATGTCACTTCGTCAACTTCGGTAAATATTTCGTGTAATGATTTTTGCATGATCTTAGAATTCTCCTATGTGTTCCATCAAATTTTTCAATCTGTTATCCATAAAGTAGGAAAGCAGTTTCGATCTGTCTGTTGGTTTGGTTTGTGTATACTGTTCCATAATCTCACATTTAAGTGATGATGGTACTTTGGTTAGATCGACCAATAGTTGGTTTCGTGCATAGTTTCGTAACATATTGGTAGTACAGAAAATCTCTGGATCTAGGTCGATCCATGATTCAACTTTCTTTTTGGAAAGGGGGGTTTGCCTAGAATCGGTGACAAAGGTGTCGTCTGCACTCAAAAAATTGGGTACTCCGTCACCTTTGTCTCCACGCATGATATGCTCTCTTAGAAACTGTTCTGGATTCTCGCATTTGAGATAACGTTTCTGTATAGGTGAATATTGCTCCACCCCTGCATATCGTTGCAATTGCATGAAATCCTTGTCACCCGATAAGACTAAAATGGCACTGGCATGATGTAGATGTTCGCAAAGTGTACCGATCACATCATCCGCTTCGGCAGTACAAACTTCTAGGACTTTATAGGGAAAGTGCAGTTTCAGTTCTGCCTTAATTTGATTTAAGCATTCAAAAATAGCATTCCAATCGTGTGTCGATGTCTCACGCAATTTCTTTCTATGTGCCTTATAATGGGGAAATTTGATCTTTCTCCAGTAGTTGCGATTGTCGCAACATATCACCATCTCTCCACCGAAACGTTTTTTGAATTTGTTTCGATAGAGTCTGATGGAATTCAGCACCATATGTCTGATTAGATCTTCATTGATACCTTGTTTTTGTAGTGCTGGTTGGGCCATAAGTGACGAAATCAGCACTTGGTTGTAGTCCACTAAAATCATAATAATTGTACATCCTTTTGTTATTCATCATCGGTAGTGGGCATAATGAAATCAGGAGAAAAACTGACATTAAGCATATCCTTGATTTTCTCTTGTTGTACCATTGAATCCTCTACCTGTTTTAAAGGATTGTTAGAACCAAGACCAACTTGCAATTCATGTCCGACACCGAGTTGTCCATAGAGAATTGCCCTTAGAAGTTCCACTACAATACGGAAATCTCTGGCAAAATCCTCATTGTGTATATCAAATTCCCAATCGGCAATCAATTCAATCATCAGTGGACACATCTCGGCCAGAAGTCTTTCGGCAACAACTTCTGGTTGCCTGAGATCGTCTGGTGTAGATGGGTGTTGTACAATTTTCTTCGTTGTCATATAGTCTGCAAATTCTTATCGAATGCATCCTGTGTAGAAACCTTTGTCTTTTTCTGTCTTGGTTTCTTACGTTCCTTCATGTATTTATCACAGTCGGAAATGATGCTATCCACGAATTTCTTGAATCGTTTCTGTTGTGGTCTGGTCAAGAAACTATAGGATTCACGATGTTCCTTGTACTGTAGACCAGTGGTCAGGACACATTGCAATTCCTTCTGTAAGACTTTGAACCATTTCTTGATCTCTGTACACACATTTTGCTTGAAATCCTTACCCTTAACGTAATTGTAAGCAGAGAAATCAGATTTGACGTTGTTGTCTAATAACAGGTCAATCTCATGTTCCATTTCACCAATGGCATTAGAAGCAAGTTCCTGCGTGGTCAACTTACGAAATTTTGGTTCATCATCATCCGTAGATACGGCCGTTTTCTTAGGAGTTTTAGGTTTTTGGTGATTTCTAATAAACCTTTTTATCTCTTTATCGAATCTAACTCTGGTCTGTTCTGGTAGTTCATACCCCTCACAAACCAATAGTGCCATTGTCGCCACTGCACCATCAGTCGTGTATTCATTAACCCCTTTCATGTTTTTGGTTTCATCGGTGGACGCAAACACGTCAAGATAATCCTTGACGTGTCGTTTGTCTTTCTTCTCACTACCATAAATGGCATTGTGGTTGAATGCCCGAATTAAATCTAATTCGGACATTGGATTGTTGAACTTAGGGAATTTGATTTTCAAAGGTATCTCCTATGGTTATACAGTGAAAAAGTCGTCTAATGACTCAGTTAGTTTCCTATGCTTCTTCAAATCCTCAACACTGTGAAAAACATCACCAATTTTAACTTGATTCCCAACTTCGGTCAAGATGTCATGATCTTTATATTCAATGACAACATATCGTCCTGATGTCTTGAAAGTCTTTTTATCAATGGAATGGTTGCCGATAGGATCTTTTCCACCCTGACGATTATACAATTCCTGTCGATACTTCGGACAATCACGTCGATCAGTTCTAACAACTTGGTCACTCAATAGATCTTTTATGTTTGCACCTAGAAATTTTTCACCAATAATTGCACAAAGTCTATCAACTTTCTGCTGACTATTCAATTGACCACCCAAGTGCGCCAATCCATCCATATCAGTTACATATTTCCCATGCTTACCATATTTCAGTTGTGATTTAGTCTGCAACATGCACAAAATATCACCGACCTCTGGTGGCATCATCACCCCATTTTCATCATACCGATGGGATTGCTTGTATCCAGACTTAATTCGTGCTTTATCCACAAACAGGTATCTGGTTTCTTTATGTTCATCATCGTACCAAAGTGAAAATCGACGAACAAATTCAAAATCATCCCCAACTACATAATCCTGTTCATTTTCTTCAAATGTTGTATACTCAGGATGATTTGAATTCGTCAACATGGTGTGGGCAATAACACAACAGAAGTGTTTTGCAATACTCCATTTTTGTTGATCTCCATTAGTACCATTGTGAACAGATACCTTACCAATTGCTCCCAACAAAGCACCAAGTTCCTTCTGTTGTGCCTTCCCCAAAGTCGCGTCCAACGTTGGCAATATAGGTTTTACATACTTCCAATTTTGGGAATTCATTCTAGTTCTAAATTGGTGTGGATCACCATTTCCATCATTTGCCTTTATCGTACCCAACAATAGTGGAGTACCATACTTATACAACACCACTGCATACAAATATGCACCAAGACCATTAGAAGATCTTGCCCAGAATGAACCATCATCCTTATTATCATAGAAAGAATCTGCAAAGGAGGAAAATTTGTGTACACTAGGATCAGTTTCTGTCTTTGTGTAATCAAAATCCTCGACAATATTTGCCAATGGGTTCTTTGCCAAATTCATATCCCGACAATGCACAGGAACTGGATCACCACAATTTAATGCGTTGAATAGTTCATTCATTTGGTCAAGACTCAATCCATTCCATTCCAGAGCAACGATCTTTCGAGCCAAAATTGCATCCTTAACTCGATCAGGCAACACTGACATGGACATCTTGTTAAGTGGAAATTGGAACGTTTTTCCACTTTCATCGACATAAGAAATTTTCACATCATCCTTATCAAAAATCAAAGAATTTGTTGATGTGTAGGTTAAATCTTCTGTCAACACATCCGACCTACTTTGACCATCAAGAATCAACCGTTCATGTCCATTCTTGATACGACCTTCAAGAATATTAATTCGTTTCTGGAAAAAATCGGTCATTTCCAACGATTCATCTACATCACGCAAACCCTTTAGAAGTTCCAACAATGGTTCAATTCGTGAAGTGTGAATAACTACACTCTTATTGAAACCACAATCAAAAAATGACGTTAAGAACCCTGCACGATCTTCACCAAGTATTGGGTGCTTATGCCGTTGCGAAATTAAAGGGGATGATGTGGATTGGGTTAAATAACCATCTTCGGGGTCTAATGCTTCCGATAAAGTTAATTCCTTAACCTCACACATATCATAAAGAGCATCAGGGATTACCGAATCCAACCACGCCTCAACATCACTGGCATACTTTTTGTGCGGTGAAATGTACGCACTAACATTTTTCTTCAATTCTTTCTCCAACTTTTTCTTCATACCATCACCTTTTTTCCTGTTCTTATCCTTATCTGCTACAACAATCTCAAACCCATCTGGCATATTCATACTTATTCCGAATCTCCAAATTTAATATTTCCGACATTATCGGTATCATCCAACACTGGACGTTCTAATCGTTCAATTTCTTCGGCAACAATCTTATCCATTTTTGCTCTGAGTTTCTTGTCACCACCAATACCCCAAGTTTTTCCATACTGGTAGGGGTCTAATTTTTCCAGTACTTCATTCAACTGTTCTGGATAGTCGATTTTGGCATATGCCACTTTCTCTAGTGCCTTTGTGATTCGTTTCCGTTCAAAGTGAATCCGATTGGCAATCGACTTCTTGACTCTCTGGTTGCGTTTCCGTTTTGCTCTCTTGTTCTGAATCTTCCGACTTAACGGCATTCTTTATATCCTTATTCTTAAATTTTTCTAAAACCCATTCTTTATACAAATCACGGGCCACATACTGATTATCACATGGAGTATTGTGTAAAATACCCCAAACGGTTGGTCTGGATTGATTATTATGACTATCCAGATACTGGTTGACTGTCTGCTTTAGGTTGTCCATAGTTCTCTATTATTGTGACTCGATTGATTCTCGTTGTCTTATTGTCATGTTCGTATACGGATCTCTTATGCTCTACCACAGTGGCATTGACCAAGACACAATCACCTATCTCAATCGAAACAGCAAACTCATGTCGTGAAAAGAAATGCACCAAATTCAGTTCTCTGGTGATGCATTTGTAGAGGTATCCACCAGTGCTTGGTGTTCTACGTTCAATCACCTTCAGAAAGAACTTCTCACGTTTCTTCAACTCCCCCACATATTCAGATTCGGCATAGATTGCCTTGATTTCTTCTTTCTGTTTCTCTCGATCATACACACCAATGGCACTAATGGCAATCGGTATCTCTCGATCTGTAACAGTGCTATTCTTAAATACACTTTTTAGGTTGGTGACATAATCAGACTCACTATTGCTACCGAATCCTTGCCACTTCCAGTTCTCTACAAACTCAGAAATTTTATGTGCTAGATCTTTGTTTGCTGGTTTCTGAATTGCACTATTGGCAAAGGTTTGGTCATCTGCTAATAAAATATCTGTAACTGTTTCAGAAGTAGCAACAGTAGAAATTTCCGTTGCATCTTTCTTCGATACGAAATTGCCCGTGTCCTGTACCACTTGCACACCAATTGCCAATACATGTTGAAGGTAGTGCGTACCTTTTAAACAAGTTCTCTTTGCCATTCTCAATCTCTCCTATACAGACGCAGTACCGAATTCAGACTCAATTGCATCCAATTCAGAATCAGTTGGTTCAATATCATCTACATCTGCAATATGAAGTTCTTGTTCTTCACCTTCCAATTCGTGTGTAATCTCAACATCATCATCAATGATGCTATCCAACACTTTTTCAACACCATTTTCATCGGCAAAGAATTTAGCAATTATATCATCGACATAATCATCATCAAAACCAAAACCATCATCATCAAAACCAAAACTCATATCTTCTATCCTTTTCCCATTGTTTAATATACTATATTATACCATATTTTTCTGCGTTTGTCAAGCTAAAAATGCAGAAAGTGCGATTTTTTTTCTAACGGCCACAACTAGGCAATCAGTTTGATAAAACGTGACAAAATAACTTTGTTCACAGTTTTGGACTTGGAATGCTTTTTGAAAGCAGTAGTCAATACTCGTTTGCTTGCATCATCAGCAACTTCTAAATCACTTTCGGTATCCAATGCCTTGCCACCTTTTATCAGGTAGAATTCATTGTACCCATCATGATTTTCGACTACCAGAGAACCATCACGATTGAAATCTTTTGACAGTCGTTTGAGTTCTGCATGGTCATAACCCCAACGACCACCAAGGCAATTATCAACAATGGCATTTTTTCCATTACCACCAGCAGTGACAAAAAACCCGATCACGTTGATACCAAGTCTGTCATGAAGTGAACGCAAGAGAATATTGGTCACGTCTGAACGTTTCTCGATATTGTAGTTGATTTTGGTCTTGGTATCAGTGATATAACTGCTTTCGGTCGAACCATAATAACCACCTGCTCTGAAACTTTTGATTCCAGATGGTTGTGAACGGTCAACTACATAATCCAGACCATTGGAAGCACCATCAGTCAAGAAAATTGCATTGACAACTTCTAAGTTATTGCTTGCTTTGAATTTTGGAATGATGTCATGTGCCAACAGAATCGAATCGTTCAACGGAGTAGAACTCAATGTCAGATTATCTGGCAATGACCAGTACCCACCGTTGTCTGCTTGATAGGCAACTGTGTAATAATCTTTGCAAGCATTATTAAAGGCATTGGTCTTAATGCGACTAGACAGGAAATTCAACAGATGAACCTTGCTAACTGTGATGTCACCATCATCGTATTTACAAGCACCGACATAATCTCGATCATCATTGGAAAGATTGACATTGTCAGTGAATGCATAAACTTCAAAAGGAATATTGACCTTTTTGCAGAACCAAACCAAATTCAAGACTTGTTTGGCAATTGACAATGTGCTACCAATGATCGAACTCGACCAATCGACAAAAAGCACCAAACCGTGATTTTTGCCATCTGGAACTATGGTCACTCGTTTGAACAGATCATCATTGAATTTGTAAGTGTGCAACTTATCAACATTAAGAACACCAGTTTTGGCAACCGATGCTCTTGCGTGTTGCTGTGCATTTTTCTTTAATTCAAATTCCTTTGCTAGGTAGTTGACAGTTCGTTTGCTATCAGTCTTGAATTTATCATAGGACTCAACCAATCTCTCATGTTGCAAATAATCTCGACAACCATCTAACCAATAACTTATCAGTGAACGTTCAATGATAAAAGGTTCAGCATTAACCGATGGAATCGTACCATAAAATGGTTCAGACGCATTTTCATCAATTAAATGCTCAACAGCCGAATCATCAAATGCTTTTTGTGTTTCAGACTCACTTGGTTGGTTCGGATGCCCTTTACCAAATGTGTCTGTTTCACCATCAGAATCATCGGAACCAGAATCATCATCCGATTCTACATCAGAGGAATCTGTTTCATCGGTTTCTGGACTTTCTTCTTGACCAGAACCATCAGATGTGATGTCATCATCACCGTATTCACCATCTTCAGAGTCCTCTCCAAGACCTTGATCGGAAATGGCATCTTTATCGACATCATCAGAATAGTTGTCATAAATCCGTTTTGCTAGATCGACCACTTCTTCCCAAGTTTCAGAACCAGCAACTTCATTAACAATGGATTTTTCTTCATCGGTAAAAGGAACGTCAAATGCTCCATTGCCTTTGAAGAACAAATTGATTCGATCAATAAATGTGTAGTCACCAATTGAACGTTCTGACGTACCGAAAAAATCACGTTCTACCAATTCAGCATAACCTTTGTAGAAGTTTTTACGCAGACCACTGAATTTACGTTTGATTTTCTTTTCAATCCGTACATCTTCAATTACATTAAGGAATGATTTGACAGCATGTACGTTATTGGGGTCGATAGATTCACATAGTGCTGGAAGGTCAATGCTAGGTGTGAAAAGTGCGTGACCAACTTCATGACCAACTAACAGGTCATAAACGTCTGCACTAGCATTATCCCAATTAGGTAGACCCAATGTACGAGTCTTAACATTGAAATATGCAGTAGGAATATTTTCATGTCGAACTGAAATATTTTCGGTTGCCAACAACTTTGCCAAACCTGACTTTTGATTTTTGCTAACTGATGTATTCAAGTGAAACTCCATAATCTAAAATGTTAATCAAACGGTCAAGAACCTCTCTCAACCTTACAACATAATTATACCATATTTCGGTGGGCAATGTCAAGCTAAAAATCATTTTTTTTCCAATTTTCTTTGCAAATAATAACCTTCGGCCTTGAGTCTCTGATAACGTGCCTTTCGGTATGCTATACTTTTGGCAGTTTTATTTCTTTCTCGTTCCTTTTCATTGTATGAATCGGCATTTTCTCGACGATAATCTCTTGCTTGTTGGTTACGTTTTTCTCTATCCTGTTCTTTATTTTCTGCATATTTCTTTCGTGCTAATGCATTTCTTCTCTCTTTAACTTCTGGTCTACTGTTGTACTCCAATCGGTATGCTAGTTGTTTTTCAGATGGTTCATACTTATTTCTTCTCTCTTTCCTTTCTTCTTCTGAGAGTGTAGGATATACTCTAGGTCTGACACCTTCGGGTGCTAGACCATCAGCAACACGTTGCTTGTTATGGTCGTAATACTTCTTGCCATATGCTTTGCGTTTCGGATTATTCGCATGTGAATTCTTCTTCTGAAGTCGTTCCTTATTCTCTTGATACCACTTTGCTCGATACTCTTTTCTAGTCAAACCATCTTTGGTTAATGTCATTGTCTTAAATCTCCATAATCTAACTGTTCATCAATCGGTCAAGACCATTTCTCAACCTTCTACAATACTAATTATACCATATTGGGTATGCCTATGTCAAGCTAAAAGTCACTTTTTTTTCAATATTCTACGAATATTTTTCACTATAGTCGTCAATCGAGTGATTCTATCATAGTTCTTATAATCAGCATGATCCTTCAGATGGCCGTATTCTGACAATTCGTTGAATCGTTTTCTTAGTGCATCTTTGTGATGTGCTTTCCACTCTTTGTTGTTCATCAATTGCTCTCCAATTTAAATCCGATAGTTTTCGGTGTGTACGTACCATACGTAACTAATTGTCTCAAAACCTTATCAGGTAGAACACTGAAAAGATCGAAATCGAGATCCTTTGATAAGGATTTGAGTTCGTTTTTCTTCACCGACCAATAGACATTCGGTTGTATTTCTTTCTGAATGTTTGCCAATGCACGTTGCAACTTCTGTTCTTTCTTCTTCTGTGACTTCTTTGCCATTATATAATACCCTACTTAGTTTTTTCAATTATCAGACGTTTCAGACTTCCATCACGAACTGGTGTATATGCTAACATCAAACCAACCACTCCAAGAATCAAAGCAGCCATTGGTGATAACGTCGATAATTCCATACCACCGACTGAACCAAAAACCAAACCCATACCTGTCAAATACCTAATCATTGTATATCTCCTAATGATTTACGGCACGTAACCGAAATCTCAAATCGTCGTGAATGGTCAATGCTGTGAGATCGTCATCACAGAAATCATCATAGGTTTCACCCCATGCATCTTCAGCAGTGTAAATGTTGTCATCTACACTAACGATCCAATAAACTTCCTCAGATACTGAGGATTTGACTAACTGACCTTTTTTGTACTTCATTGTAACTCCATAATCTAACTGTTCATCAATCGGTCAAGACCATTTCTCAACCTTCTACAATACTAATTATACCATATTGGGTATGCCTATGTCAAGCTAAAAGTGAAGTTTTTTCAACTTTTTTTCGTTTGGGCCGAAAAAAAGGCATCGAATGTCTCACCGACACCCGACACCTATTTAGACGCATGGGAACGAAAAAGGTTTAGGTTATTTTCAACTTTTTTTAGAATCTCTCCACGTTTTTGGTTTCTTGCCTTTCCCCTTTCTTCGATTGGGATCACGATTGGTGTTTTTGAGTCGATTTCTCGATTTCTGCTTACGTCTGACTTCCGTTTCTAAATGTTCAAAATCTTCGTTGTATTTTGAAATGTCTACCTTCATTTTTGATCTTAATCCTTTGCGAACCATCGGTTCATAATGTTTGAATTGTAATATTTCCGTTCCCCATCGGGAAACGTCGATGTCAATACATCTTCCTTGAATTGGTATTCAGTTTCCGTGTACCCCAATTCCGATTTCGTTTTGCAAAATTTTAATATCTCAAAATCAAACCCCTCTTTCCCTAATGTTTCGATTTCTTGGTTCAGTTCATCACATGAACCAGTGTACTCTTTCCAATCGGACTCTTTCTTGACATGCTTCCGATTGACTCGGCCCTTGACTTTCTTTCGTCTGGTGAACACCAACTGCTTCTTCCCGATGTATGACCTACCTGTGTCCTTACGTGTAATCCGATATACGAACCCGAAATAATTGGTTGGTTGAATTTCCTCATTCATCCGTACCGTTCGGTGGTATACATATTTATCTTCAAGTGTCCAATGCCCTAATTCCATCACAACCATTTCTTGAAATATTTATTGAAATCTTCCTTACTCCAATTATTTGCTTCAATTTCCTCACTGGACATATGTCGTCCGATTTCTGCTCCGATTTCCGATGGGGTGTACATTTCTCCATCATAATAGACGTTCTGAATCTCAAAGTTGTCCATTATATGCTCATTGTAATCATATGTCTTATCTTCCGTACCCAATATAAAGAAATCCAGAATATTGTCGGTAAAGTACTTCTCTGCCATGTCAAATAGTTCTCTGGTCATACGAAATAGGGCCATTTTTGCTTTCTTGACCAACTGATGATTAGATCCGTGTACTGTTTCAATCTTATCAACTATACCCTTCTCTTTGAGAGATTCATCGGGATCAAAACCTTTAACTATAAACCCCTGACCACCAACCCAAAACAGTTTTGCGTGATCCAGATTTTTACTGGCATGAGACAAATAATCTGGATACGATGATCCTTGCTCTGGGGCAAATGCAAGATAGACATCAATCAATTCAGAACTATTGCTCTTTATAAACTTAGATGCATGGTCAATGATAGTCCTTCTCCATATCACATCCCAATTATGTAAAAAGTTTCCATCACCCGTTCTACGCATGAATTCCCTAGCAAACTGGTGTAGGTCAATCCATCTCCGACCCTGACTATCTGGTGAACTGAATATATCAAAATCTCCTTGAAATAGAACATCACCCTTAACCTCAACCAATATTCCACCAGCAGTCTCCACTCCCTCTAGCATCAAAATTCCTGATCGAACATCTTTGATTTTAGTTGTGACTGATAGAGATTTGGCACTATTCTGCAAATCAAACAATGTGGATATACCATCAATATCGGTAACGTGAAACCCTTCACTTTCCTTTGCTACATTCTGCATCCTATCAAGCATCGGTTTGGATAAGGGAAATGGCAATGTGAACTGCCTTGACATCCAGTACTCGTATGGTTTTGCTCTAGTACCCAACCATGCCTTGATTTGTGGTGTTGCCCTTCTGCGTTCCAAGATGAACTGTTTGAATTTTAGCATATCTATACCTTGTATTTCGTTGGGAAATTCTTACCCATCTTTGCATTGAGAACTATTCTACCGTTTAGGTTTTTGATCTGTTGCATTTCATCACGCAAGAATCCACCTTTATCACCCATTTTCACAATTGGGCCCTTATAACCAGACTTTTTTAGACTAGAAATCAAATCTTTTGCATCATAATCCAAGTGCGAAACTGATTTGCTATACACCTTTGATGGATGATAGATAACCTTTAGGATTTTGATTTCTGATAAAACCAATTCATCCCATTCCGTTTGATCTCCAGATCGTTTTCCCATCGTGAGCATTTTTTGTATCTGTTCTAGGTGTTTCTTGTTTTTGAGAATTTCCTCGATACCATCCATATACCACTTGATTGCCCCTGCCTTTTCCTTTCCTGTACCATAATCTGATATTTCTGTCCAACTCTGAATATTATCACTTCTCCAATATTCTTCTGGTGTATCATAATCTGGTACTGTGACCCCATAATGCTTCTGTAACTCAGGATTCTGATTCTGTGCTTGAATTATCTGTTCATGCCCCTTCTGACGCATTTGTTGAATGTCATTCACAAAATCCATCCAACCTTCAAACACCTCACTGTGCCAATGTCTCTGGTACAATTGACCTGTTCTCAACCACCTACGTCCTTGAGTATCTCTAACAGTGGCAAAATCCTCTCCCATTTCCATCACAACTGTACCTTTTAGAACACAATAGACACCACCTTCGGTCAAAATTCCACCACCCTTGATAAAACTATCTTCCGCACCCCTCATATCGGTCATGGTAGAGATTTGGTTCTTTTTACCTTGCATCCTAGCAAGTCCAACCACATCTTCCTGATCGGTGATATGCATCCCATAACCTTCACGTTTAGCATTGGTTATTCGTTCCCACATGGGTTGTGAAAATGGGATTGGATACTCGTACTGGTCATCAGTGAAAATCAACTCTTTGATTTCAGTGGCAGTACCTTCTGTGATGAATTGTCTAAAGGTTTTCACTTTCTGAATCTCCGCATCACGATCTCAGATAGAGCAATACCAGACACAAATGGGATTTTTGCTTTTTTGATTTCTTCTAAATCCTCATCTGACATGCCTTTGATTAGTTTAGTCAATTTCTGCATGGTTGGTGATGTTGGGTCTACTCTGTCGATCTTACCGAATTCTTTCTTCAGATTTTTGATCTGTTCTGGTGTAAACCCTTCTCGTTGGTATCCCTGATGTTTTTTCTGAAGTCTGCGTTCCCGATTAGGATCGAAATCCCTGTCCAAATAGATGTCGGTTTTTCTATCGTAGTACAACCCTGCTTTCGGATCATAATACAATATCATACCGATCTCATGGAAATAAAATGGGCCCTCCATATCAGGCATCGGTGGATATTCCTTCGGATCTATTAGATTTTTACCAAGTACCTTGTACCCGTCTACAAGTTCCCTATAAGTTTTCATTAGATTCCCCTTTTTGACTGCAACCAGACTGATGGTTTGTAATCAGGATCTTCATATTCAATAAACCTATCAGTTGCCTTTCCTAAAATTTCTTCCATATTCTGTGTTGTGAACATTCCCAATGCAATAGCAATTCCATAGGCAAACAATCTATGACTTCCACCATCCTTTGATCCCAAAAGATTATATTTGGTATTTTTCTCTGCTGTAAACATCCACTCAACGAATGCCTTTTTGGTTGCATTTGTAGGTCTGAAAATACTTGTCGAGACTCCCTTATCAATACCTATAAGTTGATACTGAAATGGATTGATGTATTCATCCATTTCATAATACCCACTGTAATCTTTATAAAGTGGGTCTGCTGATGTTTCCTCAATTGCCTCGATGCCGAAAATTTGTTCCAGATTAACATTCTCTTTCCAAGTTGGTATCATCACTTCTCCACCCAAACTTATCATTAATAGTTCTGGATGGTCTAAATCTGCATCAACATACTTTATTTTCTCTGCAAGATCTTCACCAGCTGGAATTCTTTCTGATGGAGGTACTGCACTATTAACTAATTGATCTACCGTACCATTTTGTACTGACTTAAAGTACTCTTGGGCCCGCAGTTCTATCACCAAATTTTCATAATGCTTATCCTTTGGTCTTTCGGCAGTTTTTGAATACATTGCATCAACAGGTATACCAGCAGAATTTCCCATCAATTCTATTTCCACAGATCCCATCCACTTTGTTGCACCAATCAAAACCACCTCGAATTCGTTCATCGAGATTTCATTCCACGAACCATATTCATCTTCATCAGTTTGCATCATCATTTTCTGAATTTCATCCAGAAATCCCTTCTTCATTATCTTCTCCGCACCATCATACCACTGACGAACTATCCACCCTTTGGTTTTCTTGTCTGGTACTAATTCTGGACGTTCAACTCCACCAAATTCAAATGGTTTGCCTACTTGCATTTTCAATTCAGCTGCTAATTCATGAGTCATTGGTATACCACGTTTGGTGTTAAGAAGTACCCATTCCTCATCAATATATGAACCCTGATAATTTCCAAGTTTCAATTCCCCTGCTTTCTCTGATGCAAGGTTATCGTCCTTATAGATGTGGGCAAAATTTCTCATGTATAGATCTTTGGGGAATTTCTTAACGGCACTGAGCATTATCTCACGTTTCAATTCATGAAATAGTTCGTGCAACTTTTCTACAACTTGGAAAAAGTGCCTTTGTGATGTTGATCGTTTTGCTTGTGTTAATAGATTAGAAATACGAATCCATCTCCGACCCTGATTGTCTTGCAATGACCAAAAATCACTACCCGATTCAAGAACTGGATACCCGTGAACGATTGTCCAAACCCCACCAGTAGTGGCAATACCACCTTTAAGCAAGTCTTTCATCACACCTCTTGGTGTTGTCATGACCGAAATTTGTCTGGCCGAATTTTGGATTCGTATTAAGTCGTCTATCCTATCGGCATTGGTGATGTGGATACCATATTTTTCAGTTGATTCTCCCTGTAATCGAACCATCATCTTTTTGGATAGTGGGATATGTGAATGTTCGTTGAACACCAACCAATTAACTTCTTCTACCGCTTCAATCAATAGTGGTTGTTCTTCAGTGATGAATTTTTTAAATCTCAACATCGTCCAATTCCTTTATGTATACTAGAATTCTATCTAATTTTGCTTCTATGCGAACAAGAGTTTCTGACAATGTGGTGTCACCCAATCCCAATTTATCCTGTACCACATCTGGTACAGGTATCGGTGATGCCTTGATTGCTGTCTTGGCAACATTCCGTAAGAGATTTTTAGGTCTGAGACTCATGCTAAAATTCAAACTCCAATCCCTTATTGAATCTTAGCATGATTTCCCCCTATAAGTCCATGTGTGTAACTTGGTATTCCTCTGCACTTGCCGAAACTTCGACCTTATCTGCTTCCTTTTCTTCGATGAACAAATGTCGCAATGACTTGCGTTGTTTGTCCTTTCTGCGTTGTACTGCATCTGCATAGGTATCGTTTTCGTCATACAAGAATTGCAATTCCTGATGTGAGAAAAACTCATACAAACGACTTGGATGCGTACCAAACCCCATCCACGTCATAACGTCTATGCCAAACCCCAATTGGATATTGGTGATTCGTGAACATAACCCTAACAGACCACCATTAGCATGAAACACTCCACCACCCGAATTTCCAAAAATAGATGGTGCGTTGTACATGATATACGATTTCTGCTCGATGATTTCACGCAAATAGGTTAGTTCACCCTTATTTGAAAATGGATCGTGTAGCAAACTGCAACCACTAGTCCAAACTTCGTCAAATAATTTCATATCTGCAATTTCGTTCTTGGGATAGATGGAAGCAACCCAATCTTGTGGTTTGGTATTGGTAAGTCTCAGGGCCGCAAGATCATGATTTTTGTCATAGGCAATAATCTCTGCCTGTGTGCTATTTGCCGATGATATTTTTGAACCATCATAATCAAAAACCTCAACCGAGACTTCTTCCATGATGTCCTTTTTGATTTCTCGTTTCAGCAGTGAATCCCATTCGTCCTTGACCGAGATTGCACCATCAATGACGTGCTGACATGTCAAAACTATATTAATAAATTTCCCTGCATTATTAGGATCTTCTTTGCTGTACACCAGCACACCAGATCCCCCTGCTTTCCCTGCCTTGACTCTAGTGACAGGATACAAAACCTTTTCGTGTAATTCTTGTTGATTCATAGCATAATTCTCCATACAAACAATAGTGTAATCCAAAATAATAATAATGTGATTGACAATGCCAACCAATACCTAACCCACAAATACAGCAGATAATGTTTCAATCCAACTGATTTCAATAGAACGAATCTGTCCTTATATTTATTTATAACCCACTTCATTTCCCTGCCAATATAATTAGGGTAAAAAGTACAATTATAACAACCAACTCAAAGTCAGTCATACACTGAAACTTTCACCGCATCCACAGGTTGAATTTGCGTTGGGATTTCCGATGCGAAATCCATTACCCATCAACCCATCCTCATAGTCAATCTCAGACCCCGCCAAATACAAAATAGATCTCTTATCACAAATAAGGTGAAATTCCTCATCAACCCACATCACCACATCCTTTTCATCATAATTGTCAAAGGAAAGGTTGTACTGGAAACCAGAACAACCACCCCCTTCTACCTTAACCCTAAGACCTAATGTATTATCATCCATCATACCAATGCATTTCTGCATGGCAAATGGTGTTATTGTTAGCATTATTCCTCTACCAATCTAACCATCGTGATCTGACTACCAGAAAATGTCACATTTTTACCTGTATCAGTTTTCAGTGAAACAACATCTTCCATGTCATCCCACCAAACCCGTGAAACGATACCCGTGTTATACTCTCCCCTTGCTAGAATACCCACTCGTTTTTTGCTGTCCATTGCGTATCGGCAACAAGACACATTTCTTGATACCGAATTTTCAATCTTCGACAAATATTCACCGTTTACAAACTCCATAGACCTGCCCCCTACGAACTTTATGCAAATGTATTTATAATTTTACGAAAGCAACGCAAGCATAATAAAGGCAAAAAATATCAATGTTCCAATCATGTCTGCAATAAACTTTTCATTATCTGAAAGTTTAGAAGTCATTTATGGCCGTACCCCCCTTGAGTAGTGCTTCTGCTTGCCAGACCAGATCTCGTATCATGGCAAATTGCAACCGAGTTTTCCATGCCTTTTCTTCTTCTACAGTTCGATTCAGATTTTCAGAAATGTGCTTCATTTCCTCTACCAGTTCAAAAAATTCTTCTTTTTTCGATTCATCCATAATATCCATACTTCCCCCGTTAAAATCCTCTAAAACTTGTATCTCTAATAGGAATTCTAGGATTTGAACCATTTTCTTCAAACCCCTTATCATCCAGATAATCAATCAGATCCCCACTATCAACCTCAACTAACATATCATCATCAAGTTGAACACATGGTTGTGATTTCTGACCTGTCTTTTCCACCATTTCTTTAAAATATTCTGGTATGTGAATTTGCCTTTCCTCGTATTCGATGCCATACTTTGCTAAAACCTCTCTTACACCCCGACTGAAACTACATTTCTGTTTTAGGTATGCAATTGCGATCATTCAGTACCATTCTCCTTGATATATTCTTGAAGTGCATTCTGTATCCACTTCTCTATTGCAGTTTGGTCATCTGTACCTAAATGTTCAACAATCTTCTGGTACAAATCTTCTTCTAATTCCAACTCGACTTCGTTCTGTTCTTCTTCATTCATCATCATCACTTGCTGTCTCCAATAGTGTGTTATCCTGTTCCGAATTGTTGAACCAAAAATCAATGACCTTGCCCCAACTTCCCACGAAAGCCCCAACCATGACCAAAAGCACCTCTTTCCAACCAGCAGTCAAATCCTTACCCAATGCCATAAATCCCATCATCAGCACAATTATCAAACCAAAGATGAAAATTATGCTAATAGTGGCATACCATTTTCGTTGACTGCGATACATTATCAATTTCATAAATTCCTCATGTTCACTCACTTTCATCATTTGAGTTAATTCCTGTTCAATTTCCTCGATTTCTTCTACCACGTCCACCACCTCTTGATCTAAATTGCTCAATCATACGAGATCTTTCCTCTGGACTCGCATTCTGGAATCTTTGGATTTGTCCTTCCCATTGCCCACGTCCTTGTCCTCTGGATCTCCCCTGCACTCTTTCAGTGCTTTGAGTAGATCTTCGTTGGCTTGAACGTGCAGATCCAGTTGTATCATTAGACGTTTGTTGAGTTCTCGCAGATGTACGTTCTCGTTTATTAGTTTTCGTTGAAAGGAAAGAAAGTCCGTTTCCGACATAAGATTTCCCCGATTTCATAACTACCTTTTCGTTCGTGATCTTATTGATAACATCATCTCCCAAACTATCACCAACAGAAACGACCAACAAACGATTTCTTCCAATACGACTAACATATGCTCTAGCAAAATCCTCACCGACAATAGTGCCGATTAATTCAAATTTTGGTGTTGGGTCTGGTCTAGTCCAACCCAACGGTCTAAACAGATTGTTATCTGTAATGACTTGATAGTACGCAAAATCGTTCTGCGTACTATCAATCTGTGTGAATAATAAACTGCTAACAATCAGGCAGATTTGGATCATAACCATACATTCCTATATCAGAATCAAGTTTCAAAGACCCCGTACTATCACTAATGGTCAAAGTTAATGCGTCCTTCAATGAAGTTTTTGATATTTCCTGAGCAAGTTTCATCCCATACTCCGCCCATGAATCAAAATAATGCTGTTCTTCTTCCCCAAGAACCAATGCAATTTCCTGTACAATATCAGAATATTCTATATTAGGAAACTCACTGGCAACCGTTCCAACCAGATCGGCATAAGCATCAAAGGTTGCTGATTCGTACCCATTAGACCCTGCATATATCCATGTAGCAAAATGACTGCTATCCAATGCCACCATTGGATCTTTTTTAATCTGTTCACTGATAAACTCTTTCCGACTATCCGTTTCGTCTAAATATACTGGCATAATTTCCCCCTAAAATATTAATTTCCATAAAAATTTTATTGTCAGTGTCCAAAAGGTGAAACAAAACAATAATATACCCATCCATACCAACAACTTGTACACATCGAACTCAAACATTTAACTTGCCTTTAGTTCTTCTATATATTCCTCAAAGGATTGAGTTGTTTCTTCATACTTCTTTTTGGCATTGACATTTTCATAATATCTTGCCCATCCCTCTGCCCAAACAGATTCTCGTTCGACAATTTCTCGCATCAAATTACCCAAAATTTTCCGAGTAGTTGCCATAGGCAATGCAGATTTTATACGATATGCAACCTGTGTGAATGCATTTTCAAAATCTCTACCTACAAATCTACCACCTGATATGAATTGAGAAATCAAATCATAACTTTCTGGTACTACTCCCTCGTCTAATATTTTTTTAACTAATTTCTCAAGCAACCAATCAACATCGTCACTAAAATCTTCATTTATCATTTCGTATAAACTCATTAAAACACCTCACATGAACCACCACTACAGGCAAGCTCACCTTGTAAATTTGTATTATCATCAATCTCAGTTACATCTTCCAGATTGATGCGTTGAATTTTCTTAGAGAATTCCTCATACTTGGATTGGTCAATATCCTCGAATGGTGCTTGCACATACGTACCATTATCATATGGCAAAAATGACAGACCATTAAAGGCATCTTGATTATTCCACAACCACGTAGAAACTCTACCCCAATCATCTTGTTTGATACTAACAGTAGCAGACACGTTATGTGTATTCATACCACCATTATGGCCCGACTTCACCCATGTCTTGGTGAAGTGCTTGACCCGATTCAAGAACTGTTCCACATCCTCTGTTCTGACTTTTGCTCGATCTGGTGCTTTCACTGGTACAGTTATAACTGCCCCATCACCAAATACTTCGTCCTCTACCACTTCTGGAACATTCTCTAATAGGTATTTATATATTGCTTCATTCTTCCCAACACGCAAACGTCGATTGTAAAAATCGTTGTGCCATGCATGTATGCCTGATGATGTACCCAAGACCAAACTACCTGTACCCTCTGGTTTGACACACGTAACCCTTTTTGCTGGATTGATACCTAGAATTTTAGCAATTCGTTGATTTTCCGCAACAGAACATTTTGCCGATTCCGCAAAATCGTATTCCATTTCATCAATAGATGCAATACCCGTCAACGAAACCCCCAACAGTGCTTCCTTCTCGGTCTGTTTTTTCCATTGCGCCCTAAGATAATGAAAATCGGTATAGGATGCCTGTAATGTACCTATAAATGCGGCTACTTCTGCCCGTCGATTCAAATCCTCTTGACTTTCCAAATCTGACACGTTGATTGATGTCAAGTTACAGAATTGGTACGGATTTAAACTGATTTCACAGCATGGGTTAGACCCCAATTCGATGTTATTAGTGAAATACAACCCTGGCTCACCAGACCCTGACTGCTTAATTACATCCCATTTGGTTTCAAATAGATCTTTGGTTATCAACGGTCTAGCAATCACAATTGAGTTGTTAGATCTGGCACGTTCTGGATAGAAATGATACCATTCCATCTTACCCGTTTTTTGCATGGTCTGATATGCCGCCGTGTTCAAAAATATAGGTTGAGTTTTACAATATTTTCCATCTCTCCACACACTAACAATTATATTAAAAACGTCATCGTGACTTGACAGAATTTCTTCTTCGACTACATCATATGCCGTTTTGCATTTCATCATTTCTTCGTCGGCAATGCTGAACAATGAGATCAACGCACTTCTGCGAATTCCCCCTGCCAATACTGCATCGGCAATCAGACATAAAACGTCATGACATTCCAAAGGTGATAATTTTTCACCATCCTTTTTGGCATCCAACATGGT